TATGAACAATAGCTGCAGTACCAAAATAATTTCTATCATCAGTTCTATAAATTGTATTACCTGTTGTACCTGTAGATGTATTTGCTTGAACATACATTTCTACATCTGTGTATGTTGGGGTAATCTTACTCATTAAGGTTTCAAAATAACTTAATTCAATATTGTCAACTGATACAATATTACAGTTTGCTCCACTTTCTACACCAATTACACTCATAGCAGCTGACAATTTAAATGTGCTGTTTGACGAGGTAACGTTTTTGATTGTAAGCAAATTGGTTTCCGAATTACTTTCAAAATAATCTACTGTACCTGTTGGCGTATTATAAGCTGCAATACCTACTGTGTTAGATAGTGATGGGTAACCTTTTAAGATTATTTGTGTCGAATTTGTAACGCTGTTAACTTGAACAACATCTTGAGATGTGTTGTTTGCAAACGTAATATATTGACCGGTAGCATATTCATTAGAAAAGTCTGTTCCAGTTCCTGTTACAATATTGTTCGATGTCGATATTGTAACAGTACCAGTTGTTTGCGCCGAAGCATTAGCAGCATACACATACTCGCCTTGTTCAAACGTGCCACTAATACTATTAATAGTTAAGTAATCAACGTCTAAATTCTTTAATGTTGCAGTACCTGTCCCTGTAGTGAAATCACATCTGTATATTACAAACTTCAAATCCTCATCAGAGTTAGGCTCCCAAGTTGAGCTGTTTGTGGACATGAACAACACCCCTTCGTGACTATCTGAAGCAACAGACTTATTTGAAAATATGTCTGCCTGGCCTGTTTTAGCAATGTATATATCATAGTTTGGAGTATTGTTATCCGGAGTAACTCTTATTGCATATTGCTGTTCTGAAGTTACATATACCGGTGAAGGAAAGGTAAACGTAGTCGCGGTTTGGCCATCATCGCTTATACTGACATCAGTAGCTTTCTTATGTGCCCTACTAAAAGCTAATACTTCATCTGTAGGATATCCATTAACAACTTTACAAAGCTCGACCTGAATACCTAGTGCTGGATCTTTAGTCTTAAAGAATAAGTCTAGTTTAGACACAAAACAACCTGAGATGGCCTTTCCACTGCCAAGTATGACCCAGAATGTTTGTGCAATAGGATCGCCCCCATGCCGGCGCGTGCCGGTTTGTATACGAGGTCCCATAAGCGTAGAAGTTGTATGTTCTATACGTGTTCCTGTGGTCGACACCTTCTTATATATGGGCTTAAGACTTTTTGTAGATATTATCAATGACTTTTTATCGGCACCATAATTATATGCATTAAATGTTGATTGAGCAACAGATATTGCATTTTCATCAATATCACTAAATACAGAATTATCAGCAATAACCAATTTTCTATCGCCAACATGATACGTATTTGCAGCCAAGCTAAAAATACCAAACATCTCGCCATTAGCATTACTGACTAGAGCTTCGCCTTTATTACCTATTGGTTCAAAATTATTTTCTGTTATATCATTATTCGCGTCCACACGTGCTAGACGTGTTTCAGAGTTCACGTCTTTTTCATCAAACCAAACATAATGACGTCGATTAGGTAATAGCCCATAAGCATAGAAACTTAATTTTTGTCCTCTTATATACGGTCGGAATGATAAATCCGTAACGAACTCACCAACTTTTGTTGTATTGTTTTCAGCCTTCCCTTTAAGTAACATTGAAGTATCAAGAGACTTAATAGTATGAGTATTGAGCATTGTATCAACTTGCTGGCTTTCAAAAGTAGTCGTATTGCCGTGGCGCGTCGAGGTGCTGTTGCTCCGTGAGCTAATGACTGTGCTATTGGTTATTTGATTGCTAACATCTGTTGATGTTTCCTGCGCGATTGCGCCCGACTTGTTTAGTACATTGATAAGGGCATTCAAAGGCGTTGCCATATCAATCTTCACTATAGCCGCACCATCAGCATCGACACTGACATCATAGAAATTATCATATGCAGGATGAATCTCTACTTTACCATTACTTTGCCAGTAGAGCTGTGCTGTATTACGTGTTGCAGTTGCAAACCGTTGCTCGGACAGTGTCTCATGTGTATACGATCGCGTAAGTAGATCGCCTGTTTGCACTACACCGTTTTGTGTCGACAGAGCTGTATCAATTTTATATTGTTCGTGTAATGGCACTAATGTTTCGTCGTTCTTATTAATGCCAGCTCTCCACTCTTCATCCCCGGTAGCCGCCACACCATAATCCTTAAATGCGTCAACTAAAAACCCGTGCTTGAATCTATCTACTGCATTATTTGCCTCAGATGGTATAACTAAGTCTTTTGTCTGTGTCTCTAATAAATTTAATGAACTATAATATTCTAAACGATCTATTCTGTCAACTATCTGGCCAACATCTTGCATCGTGTAGCCCTTCTGTTGATTGGTTGTCATTATAGCAGTATAGTCTTGCCTTCCTGAATCTGTTCCTTCTGAAGCAGATAAAGTTGGGTACACTGGAAGGTACAAACTGCCTAATGACATTCCATCAGATTTTATAGCTGGTGGTCTCAGAGCAAGTTCGTTCGGGGTACCATTTGCAACTTCTAAATTACCTTTAGAATTTAAATAGATGCTATCCATTCGTGGAATGTAGTATTGATAATCAAGCTGGAAGTTTTCATTAGGTGCCGCAAACGCAAGGCCTTCCGTGTCCAATGTTTCCGTCGCACTTGGATTTAATGTGGCCCCAGCGACCGAAGAAGCAGCATCAGCTGTATTCGCAGAGTAAGGTCTATAATCTATACTGTCTCTAAGATCATAAAATGATCCATCTACTGGTGAAGAATAAGTAGGAATATTTTCTGTACTAATATATTCATTTGTACTATTGGCTGCCGTGTCGCTAATTGGATACGAATCTATGTTAAAGAATCCTTTACCGCCAGCTGACGTGTCCAGTGTAAAATGTCTAACCTTTACTACTATCTGATCATTAGTAGATAGCGTGACTGTGTTTGCTCTATTATGTACTAGTTTACTTAGGCCATAAACACCATCCTTTTGATTCGGATTAAGAAGGAAGCTCCTTGTATAATCAAACACAGTACTATTTGCTGCGGTTGATCCATCCCAGTAAACTCCATTAGCAACATATACAGCTTTAACATCATACACGTCTGGCAATCCTAGTGAAAAAGGACCAACAGTATTAGCAGCGTTGTTTCCACAATCAAGTTTTACAAAAGAAGTTGTTAATGTTTTACCAATTACCGGTGCACTAGTTTTCTTAATAGGATAATAGACGGTAGCTGCCATTGAAGTCGAACCAGTAAGAGCTTTGCCTCTTGTTGCATTTACAATAGCATTGTTTGAACCAGTACCAATCATAACATTAGCTGCTGTATTATCAGTTAAGTTAATTGGCAAATTAGCTGCAAAATGTCGGGCGTGTGTATTTGCAGACTTACTTGCTGAAAAATTATTGGCACAAACTATTAGTGTATTGTTAACTACTTGTGTAATCCTACTCATCAATGTAGTATTACCAACGGTTATATAATCTCCAGGACGATAGTCCCCTGTAAATGTACTACTTACTCCTATTACATCACCATTAGATGTATTAACGGTTACAGTACCAGTTAGGTTGGCTGTTTGTGCCACTGCACCAGATACAATAATGAAATCTCTTTCTTGTGTTTCATTCAATCCTGTGGATGCAGTATATGGGAACGTTTCGTTTGAACCGCCTGTCAGACTAACTTCAAACGATCCATTAGTCTGTACGGTAACAGCTGACGATGTTCTATAAATATATTGATTGTTAGATGACCCATCTATACCAACCTCTTTAATGCCTTTATTGCCAATAGGGAATACTAAGGTTCTTTCAGATTGTTCTGAAATCTGGGCGATAGCGTTTCCTTTTGTATCAGTAGTCAATATGCAATCTGCTACACCTGTTCCTGACACGGCTCCAGCTACTATAGCAGATGCTAATGTACCTATTGATCTTACGTCCTGATATCTTTTACCAGCATTCATATTAATTTCAAACATGTACAGCCTATATCGAGCAGCTGCTTGACCCATGCTATTTCTGTCCCAAACAACAGCTCTTACTTTAGCTGTACCAATAATTTCGCCGGTGTAAGTCGGACTAGTTGCAGTAAAGTGTGTAGTGTTGCTACTTGGTGAACTTGGAATAGATGGACCAGCACCAGCAATAGATGCTGAAATTCTACTACCAGCTGTAGCAAGTAAATAAACCGTCTCGCCAGCAGTGAAATCGAAAGTACCTACAAGCTCGTCTACTAATTGATATTGACCATAAGACTGAGATACAATTGCACTTGAAACATTTTTTGTTGTAGTTGCTTTTTGTACTGCAATACGTTCTGTTCCAACTGACTCGACTCTATAACCATCAACATAACCAATGCCAGGACCTACAGCAACATTCAAATGAGTAGTGTTGCCACTGATATTTTCTGTGATCATTGAGAATGGTTTAACTACATAGTCACCACTTTCTTCTTTAGTACGGTTAGCTAGTTTCTCTCCTAGCGAACTCAGCTCGGCCGTTTGCTTTGTCCTGATCATTTCTCTATTATCAAACTTAGCTATAATAAAGAAGTTGTTTGTTGATTCTGCATTAGAAACTGTATTAACTACTAATGTCGGAGTAAGTTTTAATCTATATGCTCCAGGCGCATTTTCATTTGAGAACCCGCTAGCGTTATCATTTAAAGATGCATCCGTACTATTGTTAGCAATACTTTCTATAGTTTCAAAACCCACAGCCTTATTATTAGCAGTAGTTTCATAATCTGAAACTATAATCGATTGAGATGATACTTGAGTAAAATGGCCTTTCTGGAATATAATACCATCGTCGACCTTAAACAGATGTGCACTACCTATTGAATTAAATTCAATATTACCTCCAGCATCATGGAAGCTAGTATTAGCAACTGTGATTATATCTTGTTTGGTAAGCGCTACTGTGAACAGTTCTAAGTTAGCTCCGGAACCAGTAGACGTAACAATGTTAGCAACTGTAGGAAGATCTGTTACTCTATAACTTATACCATATGATGCTGTATTATTAAATGACACATCAACAATACCACCGGTACTGTTTGTAGAAAGATTTGCAATGCCTTCAGAGCCAAACGTCGAACCAAATACAATAGTATCTGCATTCGAATATGCAGAGCCTGTATTTGATGTTAGAGTTACAGCATTGATAGATGAATTTTGAGAATACACATGAAGAGTTTCACCAGCTGAAAAGGTAGTGACCTCTGTTCCGGAATTATTTCCTGTAGTAATGTAATTAAAATATATTGTGCTGAGATTTGGATTAGTAGATTCAAAACCAGATTTAGTATTTTCGACTTCGGCAATTAAGTTGTCAGATGTAACAACATAAGTGTTGCTAAGTGTGCTTGCAACTATAACATTGCCAGATGTATTAGCATCATTGATCTTAGCGTAGTCTATAATTGCATTATTAAATACACATCCTCTAATAATGGTGCCTTCTTGGAATATGTGCTCCCCAAACCTCTCAACTTGACCCTGTAGGATAGTTTGAAGTTGAGTTAATTCTCTCGCTTGTATAGGAACAGATGGACGGAACAGAACTTTATGAAATTTCTTGTCCTCGTCATAATCGTCGAAGTACGGTGTCGTATTAAGATCTGTTTGTATTGGCATCTTTTATCCTTAAAATGTTATAACTAGTCGTACGGTTTCAGTTGTTGTGTTAGAACGACTAACTGCATCTATATTATTTAGGTATAATATGTCCCCGGCATTGCGAACTAAATCCGGATTAGTTTGGGCTGTCAACTTGCTTGTATTGCTTGTAGTTTGACCAGTGACCACATTGTCCGTTCCTATATTAAATGCCCCTTTTAAACTAGTGACTGATACCTCGCTTGAGTTAGCAAAAAACACAGTTGCATTAGCATTAGTATCGGCTTGAACAATTTTCTCGTCTTCTTGAAAGGTTGAAACTGACGTCGTATTTTGTGTGAAGACATAACGCTGATCAAAGGTATCAAAAGATGACCTGCCTGCTTCTGACGTATTAACATAGAATGACGATACGTTCATTGTTGCAGACGAATCTGCTCCTGATACGTTTGCATTGTTAGTAGTATTTCCAACTACAAACTTGCCATACACATTTGCTACTAATACAGCTGAACTATTACTTGATATTACGTAACCATATGCACTTGTGTTTGCCTGAGTTATTTGTTCTCCGTCTGTCCATGAGCCGCTTACTGTACCGGTCAATTGTACATTGGCATATAAAGGATCTTTGATAAGACCTATTTGACTAAAGCTATTATCTGTTGATATATTATTTGCTTCTGTATTTGCAAACTCTACACTAATTCCAACATGCTTGCTTTCTAGTTCGTTAATTGGATTACTACCATGACCTCCTGGAGGAGATATAGGCGATCTTATAACAGCAAGATTAGCCGAATTCATATTATTTGCTTCTATTGTAATATCTGCATATGTATATCCAGCACCTCTGGTAATCACTTCTACATTTGCAATTGTATTGGTACTTGTTTGAACCATTGCTCGAGCTGTTGCTGCAGTAGTACCATCGCCCTTAATTGTTATGCTTGGTGTTATTTCAAATACACTGTCTGCTGTAACTGGATTAGTAGTCCACGCAGTGTCAATAACAACCGTCTTAGTGCTTGCCGTATAATCTGATATTTTTCTCAATTGGCCGGCGCCGGTACCTGATTTAATATAAATTGCACAGTTATTATAAAAATCATTATTGGCTGACAATGTAAAATTGGCACTGTTAATTACAGATGTAGTGGAGTTTGAAACTGTTGTAAATGTTCCGTTACAAAATTCATTGTAATTGTTTCCAGAACCCGTTACAATATAACTATCAATTGATCCGGATATTGCATTGGTTGATGCATTAGTATGTGCATGATATGAAATATAACCACCACTAGTAAACTTTGTATAGTTGGCTGACGAAATAGTATACATAAATCTCCACTGATATCCATCAGCAGCTTTAATATATAATGTGTTCAGACTGCTTGATACGTCTGAGTATAGAGGTTTAGATATACTATTACCACTGCTTTGATTATTAGCTATACATTTCCATACATGATAATTACTACCTTCTGATGTAACAGTAAAATAATTTGTACCAATTAATGAAGCGTTCTGATCATCATAAGCAACATATGCAGAATTGTTTGCCCAATCAACTTTTCTAATCATGTGAACAGCATCAGTAGGTGTTACATGCTTACCAAATGTCATTTCGTCCCACACTTGGTAATGGCTATTAGTTATTGAACTATCAGGCGTCGAATTACTACCAGGTCCTGTAGTGGTAAATACATAGTATATTGAATTGGCAGCCTCGTCGAACGATTCTACAAATTGTTTTGCATTGTGTGTATGAAATTCTGTTTTTATTAATGTGCTCATATTATGCCTGAGTTACGGTATTGTTTGCTATACTCATAGCCATGTTTGCTGATGTTGTTTGTTGAAATCTACCAAACAACTTGGTTCCAGCAACGTGTACGACTTCTTTTAGTGTTCTTTCATATTTATCTAGTGGCAATCCGGATCTCACTTCATATGCATATTCTTGATAATAATCATTGTCGTGTATATATTTATCCTCGTTTAAGAACCCTCTATTACTTTTATGGTATCCTTGGGCTGTTCCATGCGAATTAGCTATAACTGTTCCAGATATCACCTCTCCACTGCCTCCAGTCATAGTAACTGTCTCTCCGTCTTCATAACCATAACCTGATTGAACAATAGATAAACTATCAACTATTCCAGTTGCCGTAGTAGAGCTTACATTAACATTAGCATTAAGTCCAGCTCTTTCGTTTAATTTTATACCTGATGCTTGAGTAGTGGTACTAGGTGTTAGGTAATACCACTGTACCAAATTTGCTTGTGATGAATAATCTTCATAATGTATTTGTTTGTTATTCTCAAAGTCAAATCGACTATCATGCATTCTAACACGTACACTACTAGTAGTTGCATTTGTAGATATTACGTTTGCCTTAACAAATCTGTTTGTTGTAAGGTTAGATTGGCCAGTTACATTAGCATATGAGTTTGATGATAGCCCTATAAAGGTATTACCTGTTTGCCACGATACGCTATGTCCTGTGGAAAAAACGTTAACTGCTCCACCAGCCTCTACCTTTCTTTGTTTAATATCTGTTATTATAATGACAGAGCTGTTCCCTGTTCGAACAATACCAAAATTGTTCACAGTAGCATTAAATGCTTGCACAACTCCTTCACCAATAGTAAATGATGCTGTATTAGAAGCAATGTTTATATACAGTTCTGGTTGAGGCTGTGTTTGTACAATTGTCGTATTGATATCAAACGAACTAGCGTTACCAGAGGTAAATGCATTATATATTAAATTAGCATCTCTTTGATTAAACTTATCAATATATTTATTTTGAACTGATACAAATGGTGCTGCAACATAGTTGTTACCCCCATCAATACTTGAAAATGATAATATTGATCCTAACGATTCATTAACGTTGTATTTTAATACGTCGTTTATTACATTTGAATATCCACCACTTTTAGTTGTATTAATTGTGCTACCATGTTTAGGTAGACCATATGCAAAATGCATAACAGGAGTTAGTGCACCACTAGACCCTGCCGAAGTGGTTATTGTAATTGCCGGCGCATGATAATAACCATTGCCATGACCGGTCAATGTAACACTTGTTATTCCTCCAGTACTATTTGTGCCAACGGTACCAATTGCATTTAATGATGGTAATGCTCCGTTAGTTATTCCTCCATTTGCAAATACTAATGCGTCTGTATTTGCATAACCAGATCCACCGGTACCTATAGAAATAGAATTGACAATACCTATACCTGAATTAGATCCATCAAGAACTACATCAATCAACTTTGTATTGGCTGCATTATTACCAGAAGATATAAAATCTGTATATACATTTTTTACTTCTGTGTCTGCGCCCAATGTTCCTATTATAAGTGATCCTGTAGTAGCCTCATGACCAAGCATAATACTTAATATGTCTGCATGTGTATTGCTATCATTACCTCTTGCAAAGGCTTGGGCTGTAACATAGAAGTCGTCTGTACTATTAGCTGCAAGTCCTAACGAAGTAGTATTTCCTCCTATGATTGTGCCGGTTTTATAGCTATTTGAAACTGCCGTAGTATTACCACCAGGGGTCGTTGCAGCAATCCAAAGTTTCTTTACTCCGGTCTGTGCAATTGCAGTAACCATTCCATTGGACACTGCACCAGACCTTTCCCCAGTTACTCGCTGAGTAATAACATTGCTGAACCCATTTGATGCAGCATTGATTGTCAATACAGTTGAGTTGGCAGCATTAAGTACACCTATTACAGTTGAATTAACACTAACTTTTTCTCCAACTTCATATGATATTGTATTGCTTTGATGATAATAATGTATTTGATTACCAAAGGTGCCGTCTGTACAATATACGGTCATTGCTGTATTTGTAAACGTACCAACCTTTCCGTTAGCTAATCCAGTTGTACTATTGGCGGCGGTTGCTGTACTATTTGTACCAACAACATAAGTTGAAGTGTTACCAGCAGCTATGAATGCCGAGTTACCATTGTGACTGATTATTTCGGCGGGCTGCGTAAGAGTTTCTAATGCAAAGAAATTATTTCCAGAATAATGTGATCGAAAGTCTGCATTACTATTAGTAGCGTTATTTGCTTTTAGAACTGTCGTAGAGAAAACAACATTACTAATACTAGTGTTTACGCTATATCCAAAACCACCACTGACAAGGTTATATGATGCTTGTCCTGTCCCTGTCGTAGTATCAGTTACCAATACTCTACCATTAACACCATATCTACTACTTGTAACAGATAGCTCGTCACCAACTGATAGTTCCGTTCCACCGGCAGTAATTGTAATGTCAGTTAATGATCCCATTATTTTTGGTGAATAAGTACTTGCGCTATGACTAACTAATTCGTTTTTTTGGAACGTGCCACTAATATTAGATAAGAACATTATATATTCTATTTTACCTTGTACTGTTGTTTTTAGTACACTGTCAACTGCAGCTGTGGCTTTTGATATTGATCCTGTTATCTCCTTGCCAGCATAGTCACTAAATTCCGAATCTTTATCGTAGTCCCAAACAGTTTCAATATATTTTGGTATAACCCACTCTGCATCAGATGCAGTCATAAGATTTCTTCCAGGATTATAAAGAGTCGACTCTACCCCATAAGCCATTTTAAGAAATAACTCAACGGCTCGTGGCGTGCCTTTAGATCTGTACAGATCCATTATATGTTTTATTGTGAATGGAATACCTTGATCTACTGATTTTGGAAATGAGTAGAGAAACTGTTTTCTAAAATGGTCTAAGAAGGAGGTGACGCTTTGATCGACATCGATGTTCTCAAACATCTTTCTTAGATTATATAGATCACTATCTGTTTGCTCAAGATATTCATAGTATGCCTTAACAAAGGCAACAAAAACAGGACCGTCTTCTTTATATACGTTTGGAAATTGGCTTTCTATTAGAGGCGATATATAGTCCTCAAAATCATTCAAATTAGCCATTGTGTTATTCTCTTGTACCTGTTACAATAACCGTTACGTCTTCTGGTTGAATTTCTATAATATCTTTTAACTTACCAACAACATCAATGGTATTACTTTGACCATATAATTTTATACTTGTTCCTGTTGCAATAGCATTGATTGTAACAGCTGTGATTGATACATTACCAGTTGCATAATCAACAGAGCCTGCATCAGCGTCTAGTATTTGAATTGCAGAGGTATTTGCTACTACAATTTGCAAGGCGCCTTTACCATCATCTCTAAATGATGCTCCAGATGTACTATCGTATGTAAATAACTCTGATTCGATAGCAGGTGTACTTTGATTTACATACGAGCCTTGAGCCTGATCAACTGGATTATCAGCTTGTAGAGATTGGTTGAATGATATGACATCAGTATATGC